GCAACCGGCAGTGTATACGGCGGCATTTACATCAGTGGTCGTGCCGACTTCTGTGTCGTCGCAGAGGATACAATCCGCCGTGCCGGTGTCGGTCATGTTATAGAATGCTTCGACGTTGTTAGTGCCGGATGCGGGCGCGGAAGTGAACGTGATAACACCGGTGGACGCAACATAGGTATACGCCGTGGTAGCAGTACCGCCAATGGTAACCTTGGTAAACGTCGCAGGCTTATCCGTCACGGTGAAGTCATCCGTTGTTCCATCCCCGGAAAATTTCTGGGATTTCTGGTAAGTCTCAGCAGTGCCGAGCACGAAAAGCTTCCCAGTAGTTGCTCCCTTTGCCATTACCGTGCCGCGCGCAAGAATCGCGGCGGTTTCAAGCCGATCAATTGTGCCGCCCCTCACCTGAACAGGGGGAGTGATATCGGCGAGCAGACCGTCATAGTCCATCTCGCCGACCTTCCGATAGAGATTGGTAGACATTATTTGCCCTCCTTCTTCTTGCCGAGCAGGTCTGCGACCTCAGCCCGTGCGTTCGTCATACGCTGGTTCGGGGTCATATCCTTGTCATCGACCTCGGTTTCTGCGCCAGGCGCGGCCGGAACTTTCTGCGCGCCGGAAGCCTGATTGTCTGCCGCCATGTCCTTCAGGAACTGAGATCCCTGCTTTGCGGCTTTCTGAGCCGCGCGGTAAGTCATCTCCTGGGCGGTGCAGGGATGTTCGCCGTACTTTGCCTCATGTACGGCCTCATCGTCGAACAGTCCGGCGATCGCGTCGATATCGGCGATGCGCTGGCGCTCTGCCTCAACCGCGGCAGTGTTGGTACTGGTGGCCTCTGCGGACGCGGCGGCCTGAGCCTCGGCCATCAGCTGGGTAGCAAGCTCCGGGTTTTCGGCCCGCAGCTCTTCAAGGGTTTTTGCCATGGTGTTTCCTCCTTCATGACCGCCGGTCTGAGCCGGCTGATTTATATTTGTCTTAACCGGAGCTGCGGCCCCGGATTCGACCGTAGGAATGTTGTCCGGCACAAACATGCCAGGCGTCAAGTGCATCTCGCACCCACGAACAAACAAGCTTCGCCCGTCTGCACTGGCTGCGATATTCAGAGGCTCAGCATCCTCCATGAGCTCGTCGGCGAAGCCTTTCTCAACGGCTTCCTTTCCGGTCATGTAGGTTGTCTCTGCCATCATGTGGGCAATAACGGTCTCCGAGAGGCCGCACTTTCGCTTATAGATTGCAACCTGGGATTTGTCCCAGGCGTCGTTTGAATTTGCCATTTGCCGTAGCTCATCGGCGTTATATCCGCCCCAGACGATACACCAGCATTTGTGGATCATGACCAAGCTGGACGGGTTGACGCGCACCGTGTCACAAGCGCACATGATGAGAGAGCCGCCGGACATGGACACGCCGTCCACGATACAGATAAGCTCCGTACCATTCGCCGCCAGCTCACGGAGCCGGTTATGGATCAGGATGGACACACCGGCGTCTCCGCCGAGACTGTCCATGCGGATCGTCAGCTTCTTGCACCCTGCAACAGCATTCAGGTCCTCAAGGAATTCGCTCTCGACAATGTATTGCCCCTCAACGGGCTCGTCAGTCCACCAGTCCCTCGGCTGCTCTTCAACGATGTCGCCATACATAGTGATCTCAGCGCTGTCTCCATCTACGGAGGCCATCGTGTAAAAGTTTCGTTTGATATTTACGGCGGCCGGCTTCTTGCCGAACGCCCTTTTCATCGGAATGCTCATTCTTTTTTACCTCCTCCTTCATCATCGTCGGACGGATCGCCGTTTGAGGCGGAGAATGCGCCGCCTCCAGCCTCCTTGATCTTTTCATTTTCGAGCTTCGACTGCTCGATGTTGTCCTCCCAGTCTCCGCCGCCTAACTCACGGGTAATCTGCTCATAAGTTTTAATGCCGCGATCTGCCATCAGAATGGCAGCTTCGACCTCTTTCTTTGGGTCAAGCTGCCCCTGCACCGGACCAATCCAGCGAGCGCAGCACCACGCCTCGCGCAGGCGCGGATCATCGAAGAAACCGGGAGCTTTGATCCGTCCGCGTGCCACAGCCTCAGAAAGAAACAGTTCATAGACTGGCTGGCAGAAATCATCAACAAACCAGACACGCCGCATCTTGAATGCTTCCCATGCCTCAAGCAGCGCACCGCGGGAGGCGGAGTAGCTGGAATTGAACTCCTTGATCAGAACATCATAGGGCAGCTCCAGGGCCGAGCCCACAAGCTGACAGATTCGCTTGACGAAGGTATCAAATCCGGCTGTCGGAATATTTGGGTTTCCGAATTTAATTGTTTCGCCGTCTTCCAAGTGCGTAACCGTACCTGGTCCCATTTCGTATTCGTTGGCGCTCAAAGAACGGTTATCGTCCTCCGGGTCCTCGCTTGGGACGCCGCCAATATCTCCAGCGCCAACTTCGTTCGTTGGGATCTCCGTGGGGTCTGTCTTTGTCTCGATCCATGCCGTAAAAAAGCTCTGGATAAGTGCTGCCATCAGCTCGCTTTCCGTATATCGGCGCAGCTGCAGCAGTGGCTCTATGACCTGGGCAAGATACGGAACGCCGCGGTACTGATCCGGACGCTCGCTATCCATGACCTGAAGGATATTCGGAATCCCGGTCAGCGTTCCATATGCCTCGACCCGTTCCCATTTTGTCTGCTCCGACGTGTACTGGTACGGGTAAGTGTTGCGCACATAGTAGGCAACAATACGGCCGTTAACATCGACTTCCACGCCGTCGTGAATTTTGTGCCCGGCCCCCAGCTCTCCGTCCGGGACGTTTCCTTCTGTCAATCCGGAAACAGCAGCTCCGCCGACATAATCCGCCGGCGTGCTGATGCGGTCAGCCTCTACCATATGGATGCGAAGAGAATACGGATTGAGCGGTGTCGGTTCGTATCGTTTTACGACTGCGAACACGTCCCCACTCATAAGCCAGGATTTTATGGCAAGCTGCTGCATTCCGAAAAAGTTGTTAACGGCCAGCGCATCGCAGTTTTGTTTTTTCCCGGCCCATAATCTGAACTCCGCTTCGGTTGTTTTCTGCCACGCCTTAGCCGCCTCCGGGGACACGCCGAGAACGTCTCGGTCAATGCTGCTTTTTAACGTTAGGCCGGTACCTACGACTTTAGTACGGTTGGTGTTGATCGCGCTCGTTGCCACGGGCGAAGCCATATACAGCATCCGAGATCGCTGCCGAAGTGTGCTGTTATTGCGATTGATATCTTCATTCGGCGATCCGCTGCTGGGGATAAACCCCTTGAGCGCCCGTCTGGTGATACTCGCTCCGGCTTCACTGTATCCCTTAGCCTGCGGTGATCCGCCGCTACGTCTGGACCTCTTCTTGCTCAACGTTCATCGCCTCCTGTTTGTGAAATATAAACGGACCGCCCGGCGGCGAAAGGAGCAACAAACTCCGCCGGGTAGTCCGTGGTAAAAGCCCTCTCGGGCGTATACCCATGATTACCAGTCTCTTGGCACAATGCCGAACGCCTTGCGCGGCCGCTTTCCTGCGAGCGCCGCGGTCAGCTCGTCGACCTTTGCCTCGGCCGCCGTGATCTCGTCCGTGAGGTCCGGGATGTCAAATCGGGTGAGTTGCCGGTCGTCGATGGTGTAGCTCTTCACGCCGCCGCTCACCAGAGCGAGATATGCGGTGCGGAGCTTTTCGAGCGCAGATTGCCAGAACGCCAGCCGCGCCTTGATCTCAGTTGTGCTTGCCATATGATTTCCTCCTTACCAATCGTCATAATACCGGCTTGCCCGGGAGTTTTGCTTCTGGGCGCGTTTTTGCTTTACCGCAGGAACCGTTGCAACGACCGTCTTTGTCTGTTCACCACGGGCCATCTGCAGTCGCCTGTCTGCTGCGTCGAGATCTGGAGCGAGTGCCTTGAGCGCCGCCATCGCATAGTTGCGGCAGTCAAGAGGCTCATTCCGCTCGTGACCGGGTATCTTCTCCCATTGCCACGGGTTCTTTCGATCTGTCTTATATACCAGCCGTTCAGAGAGTAAACCGGAAAAATATGTGCCGCCATAATCGTCCCGCTTTGGGAAATGGCAGTATTTTGATCCAGGGGCCTGTACCCGCAGATTGTCCATGATGAGCTGCTTGCCAGCATCGACACCTATGGCGTATTGCCAACAAGTGCCTATGGCTTTCCCGTTCACAACTATTTTTTGCTTCTTCGGTGGGGCCGTGTAAGGCACGCCGTCTCCGCCGTTGCTGCCCTTGATGCAGAAGACCTTTCTGCTAAACCGCTCCCGGCAGCGCATACGCACGTCCTGCGTGAAGTGTCCGCCTTCATCCACAAAGGTAATTGACGGGCGGAGCGTGATCCCATCTGCATAGCTGTATTCGTGGTTGACAACGTCGTCTAACGTTTCCCATACTTCACTGCTGTCCGGGCGGCCCATGATGATCCCTTTCTTAACGCCCCAGGTCTCGCCAAAATGTCCGTGTCCGACAATCTCATATTCAAGCCGGTCGTCCTGCGTATCCACGCCGGCGGTGAGAACCAGGACGCCATCCGGAAGCTCGGCTGAGTATTCCTCCCGGCGAGCCATCAGGCTATCCTCGTCTTCCAGATCGCCGCGGTCCTCCCACAGTTCTCCGAAGCGGGTGTTATAAACGACCTGCATTTTTGCCGAGCTGCCGATGGCGTAAAGATACTCCAGAATGGTCGATTCCCAGGATGCCCAGGGACTGATAAAGGAGTTGAGCCAAAAAGAACGGACGCCCCGCTCGTAGGCGTCCGGATTTTCCGCGATCCATTTGGCGGGTTGCTTTTTCATTGTCCGTTCTTCGGATACGCAAGCACATTGCGGGCAGACATACCAGATCTCGGTTACCTTGTATTGCTTCTTGTGATTGACGATCTTTTCTTCTTTTTCATATCGGATATCAGCGAAGCGGATATCATGGTAGCCGCCACAATGCGGACACTGGACGCACCAGCGCTCCATCGTGCCTTCGGCAAATGAATCTTCTATGGCGCTGGCGCCCTTGATGGTGGGTGTGGAAACCTCCACAGCCTTTGCATTATAAAACGTGATCTGCCGGGCCATGGCCAGCTTCC